GGTGCAGGCACTGGTGGTGGTGCTGGAGCTGGAACTGTACCAACAACTCTATCTACCAGACGATTAATAACCGTGGTAGAAGATGATGTATTTCTTTCATCACTAACGCTATTAATGGATAACTGCGTTTGTCTAACTGAAATAATAGTGTCTTGCGTAACTTGAGACAATCCGTTAGAAGAAAACGTTTCAATCGCTGAAGTTGTTACAAACCCGCTTCTGGCAAATTCATCGTCGACAAGTTTAAAGACCTTATCACCAGTTCTAAATGTTCCTTCTGGAATTCTGAATTGTCCCATTGCAACACCATTAGCATCAACAATAATTGGATCACCATAAGCGCCTGTTTGATACTGAGACCACTGAGACGGTGCAGTAACAGTTGCAGACTTTGCAGCCGTTGAAAGATTAATACAATGTGCACTAACATTAGTTCCGTCAAAGAATGGGTATACTCGAGTGTTCGGCTTCAATTTAGATGCCTTGAACATTACAGGAATAGAACGCATATAATGTGCAATAGAAACATCAACAACCTTGGCGCCAGTGCTTTGAGATTCTGGAATGCCAGAAGGATTCACAGAAATCGAAGTTCCAGTTCTAGTCTGGGTTTGAGCTGTAGTTGTTGTTACCTGTTGAAATTGTTGTTGAGAAATCGTGCTACCAGCTAAACTAACGGTTCCACCAATTACGGCTCCCGCAGTTGTGGTAGGAGTTCCTGTCCAAGTAGTTTCCCAATCATTCCATTGAGTACCGTATGCATCAGCCATTTGCTCCCAAGCATCTGAGTTACCTTCAACATTAACTGTGACATCTGGTCTCTGAGTAGTGTCTTGAAAGTTATCTACTGGAGGATCCATTTGAATATCACCGTAGTAATTGAATAATAGATCTCCAACCACGTTTCTTGGTTTCGATGCAGTAAGATTGCTCGCAAGCGTAATATTTGTATATGGTAGAGTTAGCAAATCACCAGTTTTTTGAAGATTTGTAGATTGCGAAGAGTTATATGCCAAGTCAACATTTTCGGTGTAAAAATATGGACGCAGTTCTTTCTTTATGGGATCAATTGAGCAGTGATAGAACTCATCATATACGTTGCCGACATTATGACCCGTAAATCCATCTACAAGAATACCATTCTTGAATCGATTGAGAGTAGCGTCAGAAGCACTTGCTATTAACATACTTTCTGCTGATTGTTCTAGAAGAGAAAGAGAAGCATAATATTCTAGGCGCTTAATTCTATTTTCAAGTGCACCAATATCGCGCATTGTATAGCGACGATTATCAATAGGGACTGACGTAACTGCATAATCTAACCGACCTACGCTCTTAGCAACATTATTTGCGAGAGAAGGATATGGTGGAATAGAAATGATCGCCAGAGACATAACATTTTCTGGTTCGGCAGGAATAGAAGGAGTTAGTCCTGCCTTACTCGCAACATTACCGAATACACCCTGATCATCAATAGTGATTCTTTCTTTGCGGCCAATATAATATGAGATATCAGTGGTAAATTGTTCCGTTGGAACAGGGTTTGTCATACCAACCGAAGGTGTAGAAAGTGTTGTTCCATCTGCTGGATTTTCTGATGCAGGAGTACCAAGTGCTGTTGTATTGGTAGAAGTATCTGCGATTCTTGCTCTAAAATCAAGAGTGTCGCGCAAATCATATGCTGTTCCATAAACAGGCGACACGTAAATAGGAATATTTTGCGTCTTAATTGTTGCAGCAGTTGCGCCAGTATCGTCGATTGGATATGAATCGACTGTGAAGAAATTTCCTCCTGGAGTATTACCATCATGCGTAAAGTAATCCAACTTGATAACAAGTTTCTTATTTGCAAGATTATATGAGCTAGTAGATTTCTTTACAATTCTACCAGTGCTATATGTGTTATCACGCTGACCATTGTCAAGCGTAAAGTGCGAAGAAATATCAACTGCACCTGAAAGGATATCAGCATATGATGCACTGCTCGCACCAACGTAAATATTCTTTATTTGATAAACGTCCGAGAAGCCAAGAGAATATGTTCCAGAAGACGTATTTGCGTGAGTTGCAGTATTAACAGTAACAAGACGATTTTCACGAAGAACTTTTAGAACGGGAGCAACATCAGTAGTTTGAACATTTACATATAATTTTACAGTTTCTGAACCAGCACCTGAAGCTGATCCTGGAAGATCGATAGTAATAGACTGCGAGTTATTAAGTGTAAATCCTGCGGCTGTCAGATCAATAACAGAACCAATTGGTTTACTTACGCTATCAATGGTCGCAGCTTCTTTCAGTATCATCGTAAAGTTATTATTTTTAATTGCTGTAGTAAACGAAGAATACGGGAAAGTCTCAGCACCGCTAAGTGTAATTGTAACCTGCCCAGAGGCATTTAACGAGCCATTAAATTCTTTCGTATAGATAAATGAATTATTATAAGATCCCGAGGGGCGTGTAGTTTTAACTGCCTTAAGAGAAATAGGAGTCAGATAACTATTGAAACCAGAGTCATATATTTTCGCAACACTATTTTCTAGAACGATATCTGCGTGTCCATCAACAGTCGCGTCATTATGGTAGACACCTCTTACAGCAGTAAATGCACCTGTTGTCATAACAATATCATAAAGGTATAAATGATAAACTGCTGCAGCAGTTCCTGGAGTTCCCGATACATAAACAATCTGGCGAACTCTTGCAGAACCTACTGCAGATCCTGGAGGAGTGTCCGCAGAAGGTGTAGAAGTAACTGCACCAGCTGCTGCACTGCGCAAACTTACAAGTGATCCTGCTGATAGACTCCAAATACCATAAAATTCTTTGACCTTAACATAGTTACCATAAGCTGTACTCAATGTAATATCATTTTTTGCAATGTAATCTATGCCCTTACGAATTTTTAAGGGAAATGTAGTTTGCGTTTCAAATTCGTAACCACGAACATACGCCTTTCCAGGTTCAATACCAATAGAAAGAAAATCCTTATCGCCGCCATTCGCAGAAGTTAACAAGCCACCATTACTGTCGACATTAAGATGCTCGCGAATTTTAATCGGGAATGCTCTTGCCGTATAGTTACCAGATTCGTCATATGTTCTTTTAGCAAGATTTTTACCAAGATCTGCATAGATATCTGTAGTCTTGGCTCTTTGAACCACACCATAAATAATTTCAATATACTGATTAAAGTTTTCAGGAATTGTCTCGCCAAACTCATACTTTACAAGAGTTGCAGTTACTTCATATCTGTCTGCTCCAGGAGCTGCATAGTTAAAGGATCCCTGTGCAGGATCTTGCAGGGTGTTGTCATCACTTGAAGATACAGTTGCCTCTACAACATTAAAACCGACTTGGCATGTTGGAGTGGATGTATATCTAGAAAGTAAAATACTTTGTTCTTCGAAGTTTACAAATTTACCATCGAGGTAAACTACACCTGCGCCGATAGTTAAGAAAGAACCATAACCATAGTGATTACTTTCTGAATTGTTAACATCAAATGCGTTATCAACAACAAAGGTGTCTGCATTTCTTCCAGTATTAGATGAAGTTACTGTAAGAGTTTCTCCTGGATAGAAGTGACCAAAATCTGTACCATCACCAGAAATATAACGAAGATAAAATGTTTTAAGATTAGGAGCTGAACCAGTTGCGCCCGTTAGTGCCGATAAAATAACTGCCTTGACACCCGAAGTTCCTCCAGTAATAGTATCTCCTACATAATCTTCAAGAACAGCATTGCTAACAGCAGCTGCAGAGGCATCAGTATCAATAATTTTTACATAAGGGCGTTTGTTGTCTAAAGACTCTTCACATCCAGAAATGACGGCACCGTTTTTAAAAACATGGTTTCCGAATTTACCGACTTGGCTCTGAAGAATGGTCTGTAGTTGAGTTAATTCTCTAGCCTGAACCGCATATCCAGGCTTGAACAAAATTCTATGGAAGTTTTTTGCATCATCAAAGTCATCATAATATGGTGATACGTTTAAATTCAGAGCCATGTTTTACTTCTCTCTTAAAACTTTAGAATTGTTCTAATTTTTTCTACCTGATCTTCTTGTCTAATAATGAAGGTTCTATTATCAATATAGAGTATTTCACCACTATTACTATACACATCAGGTTCTGTCAATGTATTTATCGTCAAATTACTGGCGGGAGTAGTAATATTTGCGAGCGTACTAGAAGCAGTTATAAGCGGAATTATTGGCAAAAGGTATACTGTGGAACCAACAATTTGTACAACAATAAATCTTCCGCCATCGTTTGATGTAATTACATCATCCATATTATACGGTGTTGTACTAGCAACACTTATTACGTAACAAGTTGTTCCTGTACCTGTTTGAAATGGTACAGAAGAATCGTCGAATGTTCCAATATTCTTGATAATACCTAATTGTCTGAAATCATTATTCAAGAAATAGTCAGATGTATCGTTGGTTAGATTAACTGAAACACAAAGGTTTGTTGCAAACAATTCTCGTTGAGGATTTCCGCCATGACCGAACACAGGAGAAACAATAGCTCTCGCAGTTGCATTAGTTCCTACGCCAAAGGTGTTTGAAATAGTTATTTCCGCAAAGGTGTAACCTTCTCCTGGATCTGTGACTTCAATTGAAATAATTTCGCCATCGGCATTCGCAGTGGCAGTAGCTTCCGCACCTTCACCGTCTCCTGTAATAATTACATTAATATCGCCAGTTTCATAATCCACTCCAGGATTTATGATATCAATTCTATCTAGAGTTCCGCTTATCGCAGCAGCTTCTACGTTTTCTTGTAGCGTAGAAGATTCGATTGCGCCCAGAGTTGCTGTGGCAGCAGCTCCAGCGCCACCACCACCGTCGAATGTGATGTATGCAAAAGTATAACCGTAACCAGCAGTGTCAACAACAATACTGGAAACCGCATTGCTAGTTAAAACTGCATGAGCTGTAGCTCCAGTCCCATCTCCGTTAATAATAACGGTTGGTACAGTTTCATAGGATGATCCGCCGCTAGTAACAGCAATACTACCAATCAATCCATTAATGTCAAAAAGCGGTACACCAACACCCGACATTTTACGTACAGGAATAAATTCAGGCGTTAGAAATTTAATAACATCCGCAGTCTCAACTCGGAACAGAAACTTCCAAACATAACCGTCTGCAGTTTCTAGAGTAATAACATCTGTTCCTGTTGGTTTTGTCGTACTTATTGCACCACCATTATTGTCCAGACATTTATAGACGTTATACTCATCGGTCATTACATAGAAATTTGCGTCAATTAATGATTGAGCACCACTATCAGCTTCATAAATATTTCCTTCTGAATCTAATTCACCGAGAGAATCGTCGTAGTGATCATAAACTTCTCCGCTAGCCCAGTCAATTCTTCTCGCCATGAGAACAACATCGCTCGAATTAATACGCTTAGTAAAAAGCATATTTCTATGTGAGGTGTTATTATAGGAAACAGAATCTACTGGAGATTCTGGATCTTCCTCGTCATCCCATTCTTGGGTTCTGCCAACATAGAAATGGTAGAAGTCGTTTTCGTTTTGAATATCACGAAAAAAACTTCTAGCAATTTCAGTTCGGGCAAGGTTTCTTAACAGAATTGCCACAATCTATCCTTAGTTGATAGTTACAGTCCATGTGATTGTCATGGTATCTGCTGCACCCTTATTGATCACCGAGAAAACTGTGCGGCAAAGCATTGTGCCTGTTGACGCAGCATTGAAAATACCAGCTTCGGTCAACGCACCAGTACCAGTACCAGCAGCAAAAGTTGAGGCATAAACAACAGTGTTAGTCGATGCTGTACCGCCAGAAACTGATGTCGCTGTTCTTGATGAGGCTACAGCCGCAATAAGAGCAGTTTGACCAACAGCTGCCGCAGTAGTATCAGTGCCAACTTCTATATAACCCATCACAGCAGATGCAACTCCCGTTATGCGAGACGCTATAAAAGTCTTACCAGCTGTTGTTACGGTATTAGGAACTTCACGTTGTTCCTTGATATTGCCGTCGGCATCATATACGACAATGTCCAACTTACCTGTCATTTTTAGAAATTCTTCGTTATGCATTTTAGACTCCTTGGTTTTAAATTAGAATGTATCATTAGTTCCGACATAATCGCCACTATCATATTCGCCTGATGTATAGTCGTATGTCCAGTAGTTTTGTATATTTATATTACCTGCATCGATTGGTGTAAAAGAATCTGTTAGAATCTTGCCAATAACAATTTCAAAAAGTTCTACTGGTGTTATAGATTCTGTAATAACCTTACCAAAAACAATTTCATTAATAGCTTCGGTTGTCGATCCTGTGGCATCCGATACATTTTTACCAATCAAAATAACATTGTTGTCTGTTGTCGCAGCGGTAGCATCATCAAATGGTTTTTCAAATGATACAACAGCCTGTTCAGTTGGTGTAGAAGCATCTGCAAAGTCTCTTACTTGTCCAATGATCAACGATTCAGTGACTGTAACTGAATCTGTGAGAACCTTACTAAATGTAATTGAATTTACTTCTTCAGAAGAAGTGATAGAATCCGAAACATTCTTACCAAACGAAATAATATTCACATCAGTTGAAGTTCCAGTAGCATCTGTTACATTCTTACCGAATTCAATAGTCTTTGCATCAGTTGGAGTGCTTATTGAATCCGTTAGAACTTTCACGAATGTCACTGCAAATGCCGACATTCCAGAATCAGAGATTGTAATAGAATCTGTTACGAATTCATATAGATGCAGTTTCTCTTCCAAGATACCAATATTTGGCGAATAATCAACAGTTTGACTGATGCTTAATTCACCAAATACAGCCATACCTGCTGGATGCACCGTATTCTTTACGACATTAGTCCACCTATTTTGTGGAATATCGCTTCGAATCACATAAGAATAATTCTGATAATAATAATTGTCTTGTAGTTTGTTGACGTTTGACAACATACCACGAGAATCTTTAAACCTTCCTGGACGAGTATACTCAGCACCAGTTGTAAATGTTAAGTCTACTGATCCACCATTTGGAGAAACAATAGTAAAATCAAATATTTCGCGTTCAAACGCATAACCCGAATAGAAAATACTAATTTCAGTAGGAAGTCCATCCTCGTCAATCGTATCAATTTTAATAGAGGCATTATTATCAAGACCCGATGCAACATAGTCGCCCGCAAAATATCCAGAGACAGCATATAGTCCAACTGCTCCAGATTCGTCAATCTGGTAGATTTGATTTGGTTGAAACCCATAATCAGTTTCGCCGCTCTCAAGAGTACCAGTACCAATAGAAACCGAGTTTAAAACTCTAATGATATAACCATAAATTGTTGTGTTATCAGTTGCTAGTTCTATACGAGTTCTAATATTAGTATTATCAAATACAACTGTTGGAGTGACTGTTTCAGTCACATATGTTAAACCCGTCAACTTACCAGCAGTAGTTACGATTGCGGCACCAGATTGAGTAGTTAAAGTAAACCCAGTAACGTTTGGTGAGGTACCAGTTACAGCAGAAACCTTATAGATGGTTCCTGCTGTGTTGTATCCAGTAATAGTGCCTGTGGTCGTATATGTTAGACCCGTCAATGTACCAGCAGTAGTTACAATTGCGACATTAGATTGAGTAGTTAGAGTGAACCCAGTAACGTTCGGAGAGGTCCCAGTTACAGCAGAAACCTTATATGTTGTCCCTGTTGCATAACCAGTAATTGTAGCAGTGCCGCCTTTAGTACCAGTAATTCTAAGAAGACTACCAACTGCTAGAGTTGATGCACCACAAGTAAACTGACCAGCAGTTCCAGACACAGCAACAGTTGCTGCCAGAGTTTCAACTGCAGGAGTACCAGTAATTGTAAGACGATTGCCTACAGCTAGGGTTGATGCACCACAAGTAAACTGACCAGCAGTGCCGCTTGTGGCAACAGTAGCAGCAAGAGTACCAATACCAGTTGAATACCCGCTACCTGCAGTTACAACTACAATGCTAGAAATATGTCCTGTAGAATCTAATACAGCTCTTGCTGTGGCTCCAGAGCCAGTAATAGAAAGTATGTTAACTGCTGGAGCTGCATAATATCCGCTGCCACCTGAATCGACAGTAATAGTACCTATAGTTGTGCCGACTCGATTTGCAGTAGCAGTCGCAGCAGCTCCAGGAATTAGAATTGTATTGGTATCTCTACGCTCGATAGTAAGTTCGTAAATCGGCGGAGTTATGTATGCGAGTTTTCTAACATCAGTAACTGTTACGTCTTGAGTTACTTGATATGTTACCGAACCAGTAGTTTTATGCGAATAAATTTTTGCAAATTTACCAGACAGTTCAAATGGATCAGTAGTCTGCTCATCCAATGAGATTCTAATAACAGTGTCTCTTGCCCAGATACCATCAGATGCTCGAAGAATTTGTTCGGATGGATAAATAACTTCAATTTCAGTGGCATAAAGCATTCTGAATAGAAGTTCGATAGATTTCTCCGAACCCTTTGCTTCGTAAAACTGTCGAATAAATTTTATTAATGTTCTTTGATCTATTGAAGAATCAGCTGGAAAATCTTTCAAGTATTGATTTGCAAAACTCGGTACAAAAATATCTAATGTTCTATTGATATCATTAAGACCATCTGCATTTAATAAGAAATTATTTACTTGGCCTTGTTGATCAAGAAACTCATAATATTTCTTTAAGAACAGAACAAATTGAGGATATTCATTTTGAACAAATTCTGGCAATTGATTTGAAATTAGATAGTTTAGAGATTCTTTGAATCCACTATATGCTCCATCAGTATTATCAACAGTAGAAACTGCTGTTGCGTTAACACCATTACCAGTAATTGTAACAGTAGGAGGTGTGGTATAATTATAACCGCCAGAAGTAACATTAATTGCTGTAATTTTACCATTAACAATTACTGGGGTGGCAGTTGCGCCTGTTCCTCCACCGCCGCCACTAAACGAAACAGTTGCAGTAGTATAATTCGAACCATTGTTGGTTAGAGTAACACTAGAAACAGTTTTATAGTATGATGGTGTTTGTGCCATTCAAGTTATCCGTTAGGTATAGCAGAAACAGTAATTCCTGTTGGAATGTTTGCATCGTAATCTGAAGAACTTGTGTCTAAACGAATAACAGTGTTTTTCGAATAAATTGGGAATGCTGGTCCAGTGGAAAACGGTTGTTGCGATATAACACCCGCCACCAAAATATTAGGAGAGTTTCCAGATGGAGTTAGATAAAATCTAATCTCTGTGAGATTACTCGCCAAACTATCAATCAAAAGAGAAGGGATAGCAATAGATCCATCTGTATACGAGATGGTACCAACATTTGTAATTAGAATTGAATCGTCTGAAACTTTTTTAACAACGAGCGTTCCTGCACCATCGTCAGTCAAATAAACACTAAAACTTTGATTTGCAAGTGTTGTATTAAAATTTGTTGATCTAAAAGATCCTTCGGTTGCAGCAACATTAAATTTAACATTAAATGTGTTGTCACTACCCTCGAAAATGTTCAATCTTTTATGAACTGTAACACTCATTGAATTAGAGAAAATAGAAGAAGTGGTTCCATTTATCAATGCACTGAGCTTAGAAAAATAGAAATTCTTTTCTAATTTATTTAATCCAGTGTCAAAGTAATTATTGATTACTTGTAAAACTTCAGAAGAAATCGTTGAAGAAGTAAAGGTTGTAGTGGTTTTAGTATAATCAACACTAACGTCAAGACCAATATAAATTGCTTCTGGATCAACAAACTCTACTTGAGTTGTAACAACACTTCTTGGTTTAATAATCTCGCGAACAATAGTGTCTTTATCCGCCTGTGTTATAACTGAACCTGGAAGTGGATCGATAGAAACAAAGATTTTACCATAAATCGGAGGATCGTTTTCTTCACCACCCCAAATAGTAATTGAATTGATATTAGAAAATCTAGATTGAATCAGTGAGTTATAATCTGCAGAAGTTACTGCTCTATTTTTTGTCGCATTATATTTTGGGGCAAGGACTCGGATACTATCAATTCCTTGTTTTTCAGATCCACCAGAAGCTGCGTCTTGTGTAGAAATATTTTTTACTTCCCCCGATGCAGTTAACGTTGCGGGAATATTAAACGAAGAAATAGAATTTCCTCTAGAACCACCACTTACAATATAATCGATAATCACGATATTACCAACAGCTAGTTGTTTACCTATAATATCGTCACCAAATCGTACTTCGTGAAGACCTGCTGGACCTTCTTCGACAAAAAATGCATTTGTAGTAGAATTTACATTAAGGATATCTTCATATTGTGTGAATGTTGTGATAGCAAATTGCGTACTAGAAGTTTGGACTCTAACACGAATTGTTGTTGTATCAACATTTTGATTTGGTAAAACAAATGGACCACTAAGATTAGACTGGTCAACAATAAACGTATTCTGTACTCTCGTGCCTTCGATAAAATCAACTGAAGAGAATTCAAAAACATCTTGGTTTAATGTGTTTTTAGTTAACGTGGCGAAATAATCTTCTTTGGGATAAAAGTTATAAGTAGTGCTTCCGTATGCTCCTTTGACTACAGTGTCCCTCGAAAGAGTATATTGTGCTGAAGTATAAGAAGATCCAGGTTTAATAGTCATTGCAACTGTAGCAACAGCTGATCTACGAGAAGTGGGAGTATATCCCATTGTCTTGGCAATAGAAACAACTGAATTTCTTTTTAACGCACTATCAATAAACATTTCATTGGCTAGAAAATGTGCACTAATTGCATTATAATGCGTGTTGTATGCTAGAATATCGAGCAGAATAGAAAGACCTGCACCGTCGAAATTATAATCTTGGAATTCGGCTTGTCCCGCCAAGAATGTTTGTAGATTTTGTTTGATTAAATCAAAATCTAATTCTGTTACATTTAATTCAGCCATTATCGAGATCTCTTAAGAATTGTTGAAAATGTTACAGGGTCTTTAATTCCGACAACATAAAAATATATTGAAATTCTAAATGCATTTTGATCATACTCAGGAAGCACAGTAACTTCTTGTGAACGTACACGAGGTTCAAATCTATTGATCAACATCTCGATTCTTAACTTTAAAGAATTTGCTGAGATAATATCAATATTTTCAAACAACATACCATACACAGGAGAACCAATTTTTGGTTGGAACGGTCGTTCATAATATTGTGTCAAAATTAAAGTCTTAAGAGACTGCTTAACTGCATTTACGTCATATTTCTTGGAAACGTCACCCGTGACTGGATGCGCTGTAAAATTAAGGTCAATATCCGAATAGATTCTGCTTATTTGTTTTGTCGACATACCTTTATTTATATTCCAATTTAATACTTCCTAGGATTATTGCATGGTAAATC